CGTTCAGAGACAACTCTTAATATGGCAAACGCTAGAAAGATTGCTCAAGAAACAGAAATTAATAGATTTATTCAATGAAGAATGACGAACAATTCTTAAAGGATAGATTAGACTTATTTGAAACAGAAGGTTGGTTAGACCTGATGGAAGAATTAAAGAACATTGAAAGTAGTGTACGAGACGTTGACACTATGAAGAATGAACAAGACCTTTGGCACGCTAAGGGTCAGTTGCAATTACTAGGATATGTAATTAGCTTAGAAAGTGCGACTAAAATAGCGATGGAACAATCGGAAACGACACCATCATAAAATAACTTCATAACCCTTCGGGGCGGAGACGATAGAAATGAGTATAGTAGTAGATACAGCACCAGAAGGTGTAGAACAGGTAACAGAAACGACAGAGGTTACAGATGTTCAGGAACAGGTAGTCTCTCAAGACGTAACTACCCAACCTGAATATACACCTCCTGAGAAGTATGCTGGGAAGACATTGGAAGATGTGATTAATATGCACCAGAACGTAGAAAAAGCGTTTGGGAGGCAAGGGCAAGAGGTAGGTCAACAGCGACAAGTGATTGACCAACTGATGCAACAATCACAAGCTGGTCAAGCTACTGAAACGACAGAAGAAGCTGTCAGTTTCGAGGATAGTTTTTACGATGACCCTGCTAAGGCAGTAAATTCAGCGATAGAAAACCATCCAGAAATTGTCAAAGCTCGTGAAGGTAATGTTAAGTCGGCACAGAATGCTAATTTAACGCAGTTAGAATCAACTCATCCTGATTTTATGGATGTTATTGGTGATAGCAACTTTCAAGAGTGGGTAGGAAAGAGTGGTATTCGTACCGAACTGTTCCGCAGAGCCGATGCTGACTATGATTTTAACGCTGCAAACGAATTATTAGGTACTTGGAAACAAATATCAATGATTGGTAAGACACAACAAGTGAATAAAGCAGAAAAAGTCAAACGTCAGAAGGCAATGCGACAAACCAGTTCAGAGACTCGTTCTTCAGGTGATTCAGTCGGAGGTAAAAAGATGTATCGTAGAAGTGATTTAATCACACTACAAAGAACCGACCCTGAGCGTTATGCTTCATTGTCAGATGAGATAATGAGTGCGTATGCTGAAGGTCGGGTTAAATAATAATACTCAATAAGGAGAAATAAAAATGGCAGCTAATTTCGGACTTGGTGGCGACCACCATGTAACAACTGCAGTTGCTAATAATTTCATCCCTGAACTATGGTCAGATGAAGTTATTGGTGCTTACAAAACAAACTTAGTTTTAGCTAACTTAGTTACAAAGATGTCTCATAAAGGTAAGAAAGGTGATACTATTCACATTCCTAAGCCTAATCGTGGCTCAGCTTCTGTTAAAGCAGCAGGTACACAGGTAACACTGTCGAATCCTACTAATACTACAGTTGATATTTCAATCAATAAACACTACGAATACTCGAAGTTAATCGAAGACATCGCAGACGTACAAGCTTTAGCTTCAATGCGTAAGTTCTATACTGAGGACGCTGGTTATGCGCTAGCTCAACAAGTAGAGTCTGATTTATTCGGCACTATGACAGGTGGTTCTTTCGTTAAGGCTGATGGTACTGCTTGGACTTCAGGCGCTGGTGGTGCAATGACTGATGCTGGTATTCGTGCGATGATTCTTTCATTAGATAATGATGATGTTCCTATGGACAATCGTTCTCTAATCTTACCTCCAGTTGCAGCTTCTACGTTGTTAGGTCTAGCTCGCTTTACAGAGCAAGCTTTCACTAACAGTAACGATGCTATCAAGACTGGTAAGATTGGTAATATCTACGGTATGGAAGTATTCGTAACTAACTCTGCTCCTACTACAGGTACTAACCGTGAGGGTCTTATCCTTCACCGTGATGCTGCTGTATTAGCTGAACAGGTTGGTGTGCGTACACAGACTCAGTACAAACAAGAATACTTAGGTGACTTGTTTACTGCTGATACTATCTACGGTGTAGGTGAGTTACGCTCTGAAGCTTCTGTAGCTTTCAAAGTAACTGCTTAGTAGTTAGTTAAATGTAACCCTTGTCTGTACGAGAGGGTTATCTTGAATTAATTACAGGTAAGTTATGCCAATATTTAGTTATAAATGTAACAATGAACACGTCACAGATAATATAATATCTTACGACAAACGTGAAGAACCGCAAGTCTGCTCAGAATGTGGAGAACCTTCTTACTTTAAACAGACTTTCTGTACCAACTTCCAATATGGCAAAGATTACAGCTCTTATGCTGCCGATACTAAGAAGTGGAATACTAGAGAGAATCATAGATTAGGAAGAGGTTGATATGAGTATTGATAGAGGACATGGAATTGCAACATCTTCAGTTCTAGCTGATAGTTATGACTTAGATGCTTTAATCACAGATACTGAGGCAGCTAAATTAGCAGCACAGGCAGCTCAAACAGCTAGCGAACTAGCGTTAGACACATTTGATGATAGATATTTAGGTGCTAAAGCAGCTGACCCTACAGTAGATAATGATGGTGATGCTCTTATTAATGGAGTTATGTTCTATGACACAGCTTTAAATATCACTAAGATTTATGACTTAGCTTCTACTACTTGGAAGAGAACTACACCTACTACAACTGACCAAACTAACATAGACACTGTCTCAGGTAAGGCTACAGAGATTGGTCGTTTAGGTACTGCGGATGCGGTAGCTGATATGGCTATCTTAGGTACAACTGATGTAGTAGCAGACTTAAACACATTAGGTACTGCTGCTGTAGTTACTGATATGAATATTCTAGGTACAGCTGATGTTGTCTTAGATATGAACACCTTAGGTACTTCAGGCAATGTTACTAATATGAATACCTTAGCTGGTATCTCAGCAGACATTACTACAGTATCTGGAATCTCAGCTAATACGAGTATAGTTTCAGGCATTAGTGCTAACGTCACAAGTGTTGCAGGTAATGCAGCTAATATTAATTCAGCTGTGTCTAACGCTACTAACATTAATACAGTAGCTACCAACATCACAGATGTATCTAAAGTTGCTGATGATATCGTTAAGGTTGTAGCAGTAGCTGATGATTTAGCTGAAGCGGTATCTGAAGTTGTTACTGTAGCTGATGATTTAAACGAAGCAGTATCAGAGATTGACACAGTCGCTACTAATATTACCAATGTAAATACAGTAGGTGCTTCAATTACAAATGTAAATACAGTAGCAGGTCTTGCATCTGATGTAGCAGCGGTTGCTGGTGATGCTACGAATATCAGCACAGTAGCTACTAACATTATAGATGTAAATTCTTTTGCTAATAAGTATAGAATCGCAGCAAGCGCTCCAACAACTTCCCTAGATTCTGGTGATTTATGGTGGAATACTGCAAGTAGTGAGTTAAGAGCTTATGATACAGGGGGTTCTACTTGGCAAGCAACAGCCCCTTCAAGTACCGACCAAGTTAATATTAACATTGTAGCAGGTGATGTTACTTACTCTGAAGATTTAGGGTCAATTACAGTTACACCTACTACTTCTTCAGGTAATGGTGATATTACGACTGTTGCTAATGGTATAACGAATGTAGGTACTGTTGCAGCGATTAGTTCTAATGTAACTACCGTAGCAGGTATTTCAGGAGACGTAACCACCGTATCGGGAATATCAGCTAACGTAACTAGTGTTGCTAATAATGAGGTAAATATTAATCGTTACGCAGATGAATATACTATTAGTGCGACTAACCCTGGTAGTCCATCGGCAGGCGATTTGTGGTATGACTCAGTAAGTAACACCTTGAAGTACAACACTGGTACTATTTGGGCAAGCATCTCAGCAGGAATATCAGATGTTGTATCAGATAATACACCTCAATTAGGTGGCTCGTTAGATGGGCAAGATAATAATATGACGAATATTGGCACAATTAGTGGCAGTAACTTACAACTAGACTTTGGAGGTCTTACATAATGGCTAAGAAATTACAATTAAGAGGCGGAACGACCTCCGAACATTCATCGTTTACGGGTGCGTTAAGAGAAGTCACTGTTGATACAGATAAAGACACTCTGGTAGTACACGATGGTTCTACTGCTGGTGGTATTCCATTAGCTAAAGCTAGTGAAGCGACTAATAAGCTACCTCTAGCTG